TATTATTATTTATATTATTATATATTATATTATTATCTTCATCATTTTCTAAATACCCCTCTTTAGAATATTTAATACCCCCCTCATCATTTTCTAAATACCCCCTATTTAATTTTCTAAATACCTTTACTGGATATGGCGGACTTTGTATTTTTAATATTCTTCCCAATATTTGATTATCTTCTTTAATATATTCTGCATTTAAATAACCTTTATCTATTAATTCATTAATTACTTGTGATACTCTTCCACTACTTATACCAAAGAATTCACTAAAATATTTATTACTAGCATAACAACCTTTTTCATTATCAAGGCTATCGATTTCTACTAACATTACCTTTTGTTGAAGTGTTAATTCTTTACTTTCCCATACCTCTTTAGGTATCCATATTCCTTTGAATGCTCTATTATTTTCTTCCATTTTATACCTCTTTCTAGGCTATGAAAAAAAGACTTGATGATAAGTAGGTTTATTTAGGCATGAAGTACCTACCCATCATCAAATCTTTTCTTCTTCATGCCTATGTTAATTATATATTAATTTTTTTAATAAATCAATATCAATTATTCAAAACTGTTTTCAAACTTTATACTTTCTAATTTCTTTTTTAGAGCATTAATTTTATTTTCTGTACTTGTATAAGCATTTTTAAACCTTTTTAACGAGCATTCTTTATCTGCTAGTCTATTTATACTATCTTTGCAGAAACGAGTTCCTAGAGCCTCAAAATAAGCCATAGCGGGTGCTTTTCCATCTCTTTCGGTATTCCAGTTCTTTCTTTCTTCGGTTGTTTTTATTGCTCTGTCTATCTCTATTTGTGTTTTTAATTCTATTATGTCTTTGGTTAATCTTGCTATTACTTCTCCTATTATGTAATTAAGATTAGAATAAACTTCTACATTTTGTGCATATTGATACATTGAATTAGGTTCATCTATAATTTTTTTAAATACTTCTTGATACATACTGGCAAGTTCTTTCTCACTTATATTTTTTATGTTAAAAGGATTGAACAAGAATAATTTTTCTTCCATTATTTATCATCTCCTATTATTTCTATTATTACTTTTTGTTCTTCTATTTTCTCTCTTAAAAATTCGTTTTCAATTTCTGATTCTTTATACTTAACAATAAATATAAAAATAAAAACAAAACATACGAATGCTAAAATTGCTGGTTATCTTTCCAATCATCTTTATTCATCTTTATTTCCTCCTAATTTATAATGATTATTTATATTTAAACAACTCAATAATCTTATTCTTTTTATGTGTGATTTTCTAAATCTAACACCATTTTCTCTTATATCATTGCCTACAAAATAATGATTTTTTATATCTAACAATTTTGTTTTATTCATATAATCATTAGTTGAATATAAATAACCTTTAAAGGTATCATTATCAAACAACACAACTTCTACCATTTTATTTAAATATTTTTGTTCAAATTCACTTCTTGTCATTTGTTTCTCCTATTATTTCTTTATATTTATTTAAAATACCACAACAAGCACCACTATTTATTGGGTCTCCTATCATATCGAATTGTTTTTCTTTTTCTTTTAAATATCTTATAAACTCTTTTTGTTGAGTTTCTAATAGTTCTATCTTACCAGCATTTTCTAAACAACTATCTTTCCAATCACAAGCAATATTTTCTTTTTCTTCAAGTTGTTTCTTTAATTGTTGGTTTTCTTTTATTAATAAATCTAGGCATCTAGCATTTTCTCCATAACAATTGCCTAAAAAATTAATTTCTCCATTTTCTATTTTTGCAACAGTCATACCAATTCCATCTTCTCCATTTTCATCTACACCTATCGTGTATTTATCAATGTCGTAAGTATATTCTTTATCATTCATTTAATCATCACTCTCTACTTTTTCTACTAAATCTTCTTTTATTATTAAAGTGACTTTTTCAAAATCTGACACTTTAAATACTAATTCTTTTTTCAAAATTCCTTTGTAGCCATCAAATTCAAACTCTTTATCTACTATAATTTTCGCTTTTAATTCATCAGGAAATGCCCTAATGTTATATGCTTCTTCTATTGTTTTGCCATCTCTATTTTCCGAATTTTCTATTGCTTCATATATATCATTGGTTGCTTTAAACCAATCAGTATCAGGGCTTCCACCACAAACATACCAGTTTCTTATAAGATAAATATTCTTATTTATTTTGTGTCTATATATAACTATCTCTTTATTCATTATCTCGCCACCTTTAATATATCTTCCATTTTTGTTAATATTGGCTCTATTGCTTCTATTTCAATATCAGTATATTCAGTAAAGCCTTTGTTTTCTTTACAATAAATCTTGTAATCATTTATTCTATCTATTGCTTTATCTATAGTTCTTTCATATACATCTCTTGTTTGTATTATATCATCTCTAGTACTAGTCTCATAAATGATAAACTCTGCTACTTCTCTAGGTATATCGTATTCTTTACCATTTATATTTATCTTGCGTTTGCTTAATTTGATATTATATTCCATTATTTGCCTCCTTTTATTTTTTGTGCTTTTTCAAGCATAGCCATTACTAAGAATGATGTCTTGCTTTGTCCTGTCATTTTTGTTGCTTTTTCTAATTCATTAAACTCCCATTCAGAAAGTCTAATATTTAATACTCTTGTTTTTGTTTTCTTTCTCATATTATCTCCTATCTACAATATTGGTCATATAATTCACAATATTGATTTTTATATTCTTTTAAATCTTCAATTTCTTCTTGTTGTTTTTCTATTGTGTCTGCTTGCTCTTCTATTACATCAGAATATTCTTCTAATTTATCGACTAATTCCTTAATAGTTACTAAGTCTTGGTTTCTGAATATCTCTTTTATAGTGTAACCATAGAAATCTTTTAAGTTGATATAAACATTATTCATTTTCTCCACCCCCTTTTCTTTCTTTTTTCTTCAGCATCTAAATAAATATTTATATTTCTTTTTGTTTTGCTGTTTTCCCACTCATATAATGTAGTTCCATATTTATTTATCTGATAATCTTCTATCATTCTAATTAATTCTTCTAGATACTTGAACTCGCCATGTCTTTTAATAAATTCAGTTCTAAACAAATTTCTAGTTACCATTGCCTTATCTTTATACAAATTAAAATAAAAATTCAATTTAAATTCTTCCATTTTCTTTTCCTCCTTTTATTCGCTATTTATTTTAATTTTAACGAAGTTTTAATAATTCTAATATAATTGGTCTATTTTATTATTTTCATTAATTCTAGACTAATTTAATTAAGTCTAGTGATGTATTTATTAATTTAAAGATGAAATTCTTTGTAAAATTAACAAAGTGCCAACAATAATTATTGAATAAAATATAATTATACCTTTATTTTCTTTTAAAAACTTTTTCATTATATTCTTTCTCCTTTCTTAACTCCATAATATTCATATAAGTCTCTATCTAAATTATATCTTAACCATTTAATTATCTTTTTCATTATTTGTCCTCCTTTCCTTAATTACAATATTATTATAACATAAGGTATATACATTTGTCAATACATTTTAATGTTTTTTTTAATTTTTTTGCATTTTATTTATAAGCCCTTATAAAACAAAGAAAAAAGAGTTAATTTTTTTAACTCTCTTTAATATTTCTGATTATTTTCCAATATAAATTTGAAATTTTGTCATCGGAATTCCTCTGACACCACCAAAGCCATCAAAACCATTTCCTTTGATTAAGTCTTTTTGGTAAGGATAATTGTTTACTTTGTAGTAAGCATATTGATATGGTCTAATATTATTAGGGGTATAGTAGTAGCATTCTACACAATCAATAGCATTTACTCCATCGCCAGCCCAACCTGATATATAATCATTAATATCATAACCTGTTACATAAGGTAGCCATCCTTTGCCTTTAATATGAACTCTATATTTAATAGAGCCTTTATCTACTTTTATAGCAAGTCCAGTTATAGGACTATTCTCCCAGCCTGCATAGTCTTCTAGGTTTTTAACTTCTGAAAGCCAGCCATGTTTTTGTGTTTTAACTCTATAATAGACATTAACTTTATTTGAAATAGGTTTATCTTCTAATTTAGCCTTTATCATATTTAAAAACCTATCCCAACCCATGTCCAATGTTCTGTGAGGACAATATTTATGATTTCCATAATCTTGATGTTTTGTTACTCTATCAATTCCCCATCCATATCTTTTTAATATGTCTACAATTAAGTCTACTGCATTTTCTTCGGCTTTGATAAATCTTTCTCCACCAGATAATGAGTAACATATTTCTATTGCTATGCCTTCTCTATTTCCTTTGCCATTACCATCAGATGCATGCCAGCCATTTCTATTTTCTTCTATTCCTTGCACTATTTCTTTATCATCAACAGCATAGTGGAACGATGTCTCATTGTTATTATTTGTCATATATGCTATTTCATTTCTAGCAGTAGCATCGTTAGCAGTATTATGTACTACTATTCTTGTTGGTGTCATTTCATAGGGACATTTTATTCCCCATTTGCTTTTTGGAACTAATTTTTTTATTATATTTACCATATTATCTACTCTCCTTTTATCTTATTTATTGCTTTATTTCCTAATAAATATGTTGATATTACTGCTATAACTACTGCTATAGTGTTTGTTACTTTATCTGCATTGATATTCCATATAGGAGCAATTCCTATAATTAAAGCATTTATTATAGTCAATATATTCAGAATATATTTACTTGCCTTTTTAAACTTTTCCATTCTTAACACCTCTCTTTCAATTCACTAATTTCTTCTTTTATATACTTAACATCATCTTCTAAGCGATATGTTCTTTCTATTACAGTGTTGTGCTTATCTACCTTTTTTTCTAATTGTTCTATTCTATATTTAATTAGTTTAATTCCAGTAAGTGAGCCTATACAAGTTCCTAAAAAAGATAACACTGCTACTATTATACTTCCTATCATATTTCCTCCTTTTTATTTTATTTTTATTTCCATCTTCCTATTGCTAATACATGAAATACATAATCTGCACTTTCACTTAAAGTTGGTGCTAATATATAAACTTTTCCAGCATTATTTGCACTTGAAAATTGTACTGCTTCTAATAAAGCATTTACTTCGTGCAATGTTACATATACAAAAGGTATATCCTTAAATGCCATAGGATAATTTCCTAAATCTGCTTGTGTAGTGCTTTCATGCATATTTCCCCATGCTGATGTTCTCGCTAAAGTTCTAGTTACTTTGTGCATAGTTATTAATCTACCATCTGAATACTTAATCCACTTTCCATCATTATTACTACCACTTTCAACTATATAACCAGCCCAAGGCATATAAGATGTTGGAGTTGGGCTTTCTTCTATTTGAAATTTAAGAATTAAATTATTGAATGTTCTTAAATCACTACCAAAGTATCCAATCCAATGTAGTCTTGTTTCTTCTGTTAATGTAAAGGTACTAGAATAAGTAGTTCCATCGGAAACACCAGCTTCAATGTTTTGTGAAAAAACAATAGTACCATCATAGATGTTTGTTCCATCGCTCTTTCTTAAATAAAATGTAATAAGATTATTCGCTAATAAACCACTTTCTTTTTTTATAGTCGCTGTATATGTCCCCGCTTTTAAAATTATACCATCTTCATCTTTATTTACATTTGGACTATCTAAAAAAATATTTGTTGAAGTGGTTGAACTTCCATTTATTAAAATTTGATTATTTGTTTTGTTAAAATTCAACCCAGTATTAGTGCTTATTTTTGCATTTCCAACATTAAATAAATTTTTGAATATATTGCTTTCTACTATGCCATTTACCGATTTTTTTATTTCGTTCATATCGCTAGCAGTTACCTTATTTATATTGGCAATGTCTGTATTTTCATATAATGCTACCTTATCTTCATAAGTTATCATAAGTTACCTCCTTGAGAAGCATTAATTAAATAATAAACCCACCTTTTTGTCAACTTATTATTTATTTTTTTCATTTTATCTTCCTCCTTTATACTATTTCCACCATTTGAGTGATATTATAAAATCTATCTGCTCTAAATATTGAAATTATAGTTTGATAAACTGTTATTTCATCATTACTTATTATTTGAATATTTGTTATATCCTTTGATGCATATATATCAAAATCATATATATAACTTGTATCACTAATCTTATAAATTTGATTAGCATTTAATTGAATTATATAATTAGTATTATCAGTAAAATTAATTTTTACTTTTAATGCTTTCATATTATTATAATCGGTTGTTTCTGATATACTATTATTTAGTCTGCTTGCCCCTACTGGGTTAAGTATAGAATTAGTTTCATCATTATTATTTCTTATTTGCAAAGTATTTATAAAATTTATATTTAGTGTTTCATAGATATTCTTAGTTATAGTCTGATTATTACTTATTAATATAGAATTAGTTTTACCTAGCAAGTTTTCTTTTGCTACGATATCATCATTTAAATAAGTATTTGGTACTTCAATTGTACTTTGTGTAGTTCTTCCACTTATTGTTTTATTATATAAATTTCTTGCGAATATTGGTATATTTGAACTATTATATAATATTCCAGAATTAGGAACCATACTATTTAAATCTTGATATGGAAGTCCATTATAATTATTTTCATTATATATCTCTAGTGTTGAATACAATAAATTTATTAATTGAAATTGATAATTATATAAGTTAAACTGTTTTGTAACATTATAGAATATTATTGGATTGGAAACAGATTGACTAATATTATCTTTTTCAACTAAATAAACTTGATTATTTGCAATTCTTCCTATATATAATGTATAAACAGAAATATTTGTATAGCATAACATAAATATATTTACATCATTGCCTTTTATACTCATTCCTAACCCACCATAATCTTGCTCTTCTAGATAATTGTCTAATGCAAATTGATTTTTATATATATTGGCAACAGCACCATCTTTTATATTAAAAATTTCATATAGAGCATATTTATTTGTACTTCCTTTATCAAAAGTATATTGATATATTATAGAATAGAAATTATTTTTTTGTTTTATTTTAGATATATTTCTAATAACATAATATGCTATTAATTTTTCACTGTACTTTAAAACATTTATTGAAGTAAGTGAAATATTATCTCCATTTTTATTATATACACTTAGCATATCATCACTTGAAATACCTATCATTTGAAAATCTAGATTATTTTCATTATCCCAAGTCTGCCACATATCATTTATTGCATAAGATACACTAGTACCAAAACTACTATCGCTTTCAAATAATTTCCATTCATTTTCTGCTCCAACATTAATAGTAAGTTCTACAGCGATAGGAAATTTTCCTGTTGCTGTTGTATTAGTTCCACCAAATAAATAATTGCCTCCTCCAATTCTTCTTCGTATAAAATCATAAGCATAACTTCTTAAATTGCTAGGAAATTCATAAGATTTTTTAATTATTAATTTATATTCTGCATCACTAGGTAATTTAACAGTAGGGTTATTTAATAAAAGAAATCTTAAAGTTCCTAATCCCTCTCCATATCTTTCTATTGCCATTAAATTACCAGTTTCATCTGCTTCTAATTTTAGCATTCTATCAATTTTTACACCACTTGAATATTTTGTAATTACTTGTATTATATTAAATCCAACATCTACGATAACAATATATCCATTTAATTCTCTTTTTATATCATCAACAACACCATATATTAATGTTTTATCAAGCCCATCATCACTTGCATTTTTACTTTGAAATGAGCCATATATATATAATCTATATACTTCGTGTCCTTGCTTTTTTAATTCTGCTTTTAAATTGTCAGTGAAATTATTAGTTGTTTCTTTTATTTGCTCTATAGTAGGTTTATCTTCTTTATTCTGTATTTCATATTTGCCACATAAATATGTTATAATTTTACTTTTAAAATCATCTGTCATAATTACCTCCTAATTTATAAATGGAGCATTTAATGTACAATTTAATATATTATCTCCAATAACTGTAATTTCACTAATAGTTAAATTATTATATATGATATTTGCTGAATTTTCTATATCAACATTTCTTGTTATGCTCTCTCCCTCTTGAATATTTCCGCTTGCTTTATTTCTTTGATTATCAAACCAATTTATTGCTCTTTCACTATTAAACGAACTTGATAATTCATAAGTATAAAATATCTTTTCTTGGTCTGTTGTATTTATTACTTTTATTTCTTTTCTTTTTACCATATAATCTTGTGTTAAATCATCAATAGGTGCATCAAAGTGTACTATTTGTCCAATATTATAAATATCTTTATCATCAGTTACTACTTTTAAATTGACTTCTACACTACCTTTATATTTGATATAAGATTGTCCTACTTTATCAAGTTCATCGCTTGAAAGAACATCATTTCTATTCTCATATCTTGCTATAACTCCTTTTCTTCCTGTTTGATTTGCTACTCTTTCTACTTCATCACTATTATACACTATTTGTCTACCTTTTACAAGAGGTTGATACTTTATTTGTATCTGAGTTCCAGCAGGATAATTTTCTTCGCTTTCTATTTGATTTTTGCCTGGTGTATAATAGAAATCTGCTTCTATTCCTATTTCTTTGTTTGATTTAGCGGTAAAAGTTTTAGATACGCCATTAACATTTATGCTTCTTACATTACCTATATTAGAAGATGTTAAGAAATTAACATCATATCCATTTGCTATTAATATTTCGGTGTAATCTATGCTTGCATAAACTTCATCAGATTGCATTATTTGTTTATTTCTATAATCTCTACTTCCATAATTAAAAGAAATATCATTTATATTATTCTCTTCAAACCAAGTAATATTATATTCAATATTTTTTCCTCTTGTCATTAATATAGGGTCATAAAAGTCAATAGCAACTTTATCTTCATCAACAAGTCTTGTAAACCATTTAGAGCCTGTTATATCTGCTAGATATTGAAATACATCATAAGCAGTTTTATTTTGTGTTGAATAAGCACCAATTATATCATCAGCACCGAATATATTAATATTACCTAATATGAAACCATAATCTTTAATAGCATCTATTATCATTTCTATTGCTTCGGTTATTGTCTTATTATTTATAACAAAGTCTAAAGTCTCGCCCTCACTAAGTAAAGTCTTAAAGTCTAATATTTGTAAACTACAAAAGTGAGGATATCTAGGGTTAAGACTTATGTTACCAGAATTCTTTACTACTCCGCAAAAAACAAGTACATCATCTTTATATATCTTACATTTAGAATAATCTTTAGGATAATAAAATCTAGAAATATAATTTTTATCATTTTCCCAACTTTTTGGATAGCAATTATTAAGAATGGTTGAGGAAGTAGTAAGTATTTCCTCTGTTATAGTAAATTCTTTATTACATACTACTTCTTCATTGTTTATTAACATTTTTAATCTACTCATATTTATGCTCCTCCCATTCCATAATTATAATCATTTTTAGACCCACCACTAAATGTCTTAATATTATTAACCATTTGTCCTAATGGGTCTTGCTCCATATTGTTATTTACTACTACATTAATCTGTGGACTTAAATTAGTACTTGAACTTCCATATAGGCTAGGCGATAAACTAAACATATCATCAAACATTCCATCTACTGTTGAATTAACTTGTCCTTTCATATCTTCCATACCTTCTTCTAAACCTACCATATTCATTTTACCTATCCATGCAAATTCTGTTGATGGACTATGTATTCCAAATATACTTTTAATTCCATTTAATATAGATTTTCCAAAGCCTTTAATCTTGTCTAATATCCATTTGCTAACATTTTTTATACCATTCCATATTCCCATAACCATATTTTTACCTATATTAACTAATTTTTTAGGCAATTCCATAAAATAACCTACTAAAGAAGTTATTATTTTAGGAATATAACTTAAAAGTTTAGGAACTGCTTGTATTAACCCTTGCAATAAGCCTATAAGTAATTGAAATCCTGCCTCTATAAATAAAGGTAAATTATCTATTAATATAGGTATAGTGCTAAGAATAGCATCTATGATAACTGGTATCAATGTTGGTAATTGTTGTGCTAATGCTTGAATTATCATAATTAAACCTTGAATTAAAGCCTCTAGTATAATAGGCAACATATTTGCTAATTCTTGAATAATAGTAGGTAACATATCCATTAATATTTGAATAATACTAGGCAATGCTTGAACTAGTCCCATTATTAATGTTGAAGTTCCTTGTATTAATGCTGGTAAAATTGCTTGAAGTAAAGGTGCTATCATAGGTACTAAATTATTCAATAAAGTAGTTAAGCCAGTTATTATTTGAGGTGCCATTTTGATTATAGCATTTGATATATTTGTTCCAGCAGTAGTAAAGGTACTTATCACTTCTTCTATACCACCTGCACCACTTAGGAAATTACTAAATGCTGATTTAGCACTATTTATTGAACCACTTATAGTAGTAGAGGCTTCTTTTGCAGTTGTTCCTGTTACATCTAATTCTTCTTGAATTACATGAATAGCATTAAATACATCATTTAAATTAGAAATATCGTATTTAACTCCTGATATCTTTTCGGCATCAGCAAGTAATCTTTCCATTTCTGTTTTTGTGCCACCATACACTTGTTAACATAAAAGTTTTTTATCTTTTATTTCTATATATTTATCATCTATATAGTTCAGCATATCTTTTAACTTATATAAAGTTCCGAAGCCTCGTGGAGGTATTATATCTTTTCAACCTCTATGCGTTGCCCCTGACTATACTTTGTATAGCCTTCGGTTCTGATTACCCTTTTTTTGATGGGCTTCCAGTTTAATTCTTCGGTTTATACTCGGCTATGGCTTTTCAACCGAGTTTTAAATTATCTAACCATTTATACCCCTAGTTTCCTAGTACTTTAACACTTATTTAAAAGTGGGATTAGACTATATCTTTATCTCAAACTTCCAATTTTTTTTATTACCTTTTTTATAATTTTTCAATATTCTACATTATTGCAAGTTAGATATTATATATTTGAGATAGTATGCACTTCCAATATCGTATCAATAGATATTGTACTGAGTAACGAACTCATAGTCGTTTGACCTTCCTATTTCTAGGCTTGGCACTGGATAACCATATCTTTTAGACTTAGGTTTCCCCAGTTAGCAAGATTATCTCAACAAGTCATTTCCTACTTATATTTTAATCTCACACCCTTGATAAGGTTCACATACACTTACTTAATTATCACTAATTAAGCAGACATTAATTTTATCGTATAATTCTGCTTAGCAAATCCTTGATAAGCATTTTGAATATTCTCAATAGCAGTACCAAACTTGTTTGAATTCCTTTAATACCCTCGGTTTCCCGATATTTATTAGGGGAGTAGACTATCTCATATTAACTCAAATACGTATCCATGATGTGTTCCTCCATGATTGCAACATCTATCCTTGCTCCATATTTCTCCTGTATCAGAAATTTTATATATTTCTTCATATCCTTTTATATTTTTCCACATCAGTATAATCCTCCCTTTATTTAGTAGTGTTATACCATAAATTTGTATTTGTGTCAATCGCACCACTTCGAATTATGTATCAATAATAATTCTACTTCCTTTTGGAATAGTCGTTACAGTTTCCTATTTTCATAGGCTTACCACGGTATTGTCCTCGGCTTTACGTTAGGAGTTTCACCGTTAGCATAGTTTTCACTACACACCCTTGATAAGGTTCAATGCGTTTAACTCGGACTATTTTGTTAATCCGCCATATCTTGAATAGCCATATCACCAACTTTGGCTGCCTCTTCTGTATCTCCGCCTAGACTTTGTAATAAACTAGCACTAAATGAAGTTATTTGCTCCATATATTTATTGGCATCAATTCCCGCTGTTGTATAGGCTTTTTTTGAGTTCTCTATAACTGTATCAGCACTATCTTTGAAAAGTGTCTCTACACCTCCGATATTCTGCTCTAAATCAGCAACACCTTGTAAGGCATCTTTACCAAGTCCTAATAAAGAACTGCCGACTTTTTCAATAGCACTAGACATTAAGTTACCAATAGCAATTGTACTTGCTTTCAATTTACCAGCGACACCATTAGTCTTTTTTTCTAGGTCTTTATCATCTCCTTTAAACTTGAAGATGACTTCTCCTCCATTCATTTATTCCACCTCCTTATTATAAAATAAAGGGCTGGGCTTTTAACCCAACCCTTATAGGTTATCCTGTTACAACTTCTCCTTTACCAGTTACAACAATAGTCAATGCAAACTCGCCACTATCTTCGGCTGCACCGCCTAAATCACTAAAGTTCAAAGTACAAGGTACTTTATATTTAGTATAAGTCAATGCTCCTTCTTGAACTCCTGTTAATAATTCGAATTGTACTAATTGATTATTAAATTGAGCAACAGTACCATCTTTAATTAATGTATGAATATCGCCTAATATTTTAACTACAGAAGCATTATTCATATCAATTTTAACAGTGGTATCAATAGAGATGGCAGCACCAGTGATTATACTTCTTTGAATGGCATCGCACCAAACATACCAGTCTTGTTGCTCGAAATCAGTTGTCAAACCAACCTCGGTAGTTGTACACATGGCAGTAAATGCAGGTACTGCACTAGTACCAGTATTTAAGCCCAAGTTTTTAATGACTTCTCTATTATTTACATAAAATTCATTCATATTTACACTTCCTTTCTATAAATCTTTTTCATAAACTTTACTTATAATACATTGTAAGGTTGAATTATACCCAACTCTTCTAATATCCATATACTCTATTGCTTGTGGATTAACATATTGAGTAAATATAATTTGCCACCTTTCCAATTTATTAGTTTCTTTGTTTTCAACTTCTATTCTTTCCGATTTTCCTATTAGATTACCTATTAATAAAGATAATTCTTTACACTCTTTAATTGTAAGTCCATATATGTCAATCATATAATAATTATACATAGGCAATATATCGCCATAGAATACTTGTTTTTGTCCGCTTTGTTCTTGTACGACTATTACCCTACTATCATTATCATTTGTTGAATATTCGGCTTTTATTTTCCATTTGTCAGTGGTATAGCCACTAACTATATTTTGAAGATATTTAATTAAGATTAATTGTTTCTTTTCTAATAATTCTCTTGTCATTTCAATTCATTCTCCTTTATAGCAATTCCAACGATACTCTTTTTTTGCTTAGTATATATTTCTTGATACCATTTACCAAAAGTACCAGGTTCAGTCCAATTAGTAGTATTAGGCATAACCCATACATATTTAGCATAGTTAGTATAAGAACCTATATAATAATCTCCATTACTTCCCCTAACTCCTGCTGCCATTGAAGTTTGTCTCATGTGGACTACTCCTTTTCTTCTTGACATAGGAATATGAGGAAATGTTCTATCAAGTGTTTGTCTTGCTATTGCATACATTATCTTATCAGAAGCCTCTAATACTTCCTTTTTCTTTCCTGGATACCAATTTACTTTAATATCAACCATTATTTAACCGCTATAATCTTATTTTCTACTCTATTAAATATCCAACTATCTTGAACTTTTAACACTGTATGGACTTTATTATCAGCATATTTGCCTAAATAAATAATTTGGTCTCCTACCTTTACATCAACAAGTCTTCCAACTTGATAATAGCCAGTAGCCTCAGGTACTGTATAAATACCGAACTTTATAGCACTTTCGCAATCATAAGGGCAACATTTAATTGTAATTTCTTTATAATTAGTATCATCAAATATTTCATCATTTTCATCACGATTAAATTGCCTTAATGTTGCTTTCATACCATTTACTAGAAACATTTTATTCGCCTCCAAATGGTATAGTAAGAGCCATATTACTAGACATTGGTGTGCCTCTATATAGATATCCATTATTAGCAAGTATTCTTAGTGCTAAAGTAGAATAATCAGTCTTTAAAGGAGAACTCATTGTTCCTGCCTTTATATCTTTATCAAAATCAACAAATGGAATATCGTGCTCTAATACGAACCTCATTTGTTCCATAGAAGCATTCTTAATAGGCAAAGGGACGCTAATTGTATCCCAACTAGCATCCCTATATCTTAAGCCTATTTGTGAGAAAATCATCTCACTTACTGCTTCTATCTGCCAAGTTGAAATATCAGCATTTGAGTATTCGAAGTATTTAATACCGAATTCCTCTTTTGTGAAAAATTGCATTTTCTCACTTCCTTTCTAACTATTCAGCAATTACTATTGTTCCATTGAATGCATTAGAATAGTTACCATATTTATCTACACCATAGATTGATACATTGAATGAACCTGCTTCTGTTGGTGTTCCAGTAACTGCTCCAGATGTTGCATTTAATGATAATCCAGCAGGAAGTCCACCAGCCTCATATTTAACAACTTCTGTACCAGCGAATGCTGTTTTTTGAGTATAATTTTGTCCAACTTTACCAGCATCGAATGAACCAGCATCAACTGTTGGAATACTTTCAACTAATTTAATTACTGCTTCTGGTCTTACTACCTTTGCTCCAAACATTACATTTCCCTCAACAACGAAATATCCTGGGTAAGATGGATAGTTACCATTGTATTGAGCCATTGAACTCCAGAATGTATCACCAACTGTACCAACTTCATTAGCAAAGTATCCAACTACATTTGTGTCTTTACCTTCTTTATTTTTTTCAATTACATTACTATTGATTTGGAATACACTAACACCATAAGCATTAGCAACCTGTCCCATATCAACACCTTCAACACCTGCTCTTGTTTCATATTTAAGAATTGATGTTAAACTTGATACAAAGTAAGCATAAGCATTTGAACTTAGTCCTAATAGATATCCATCATAGATATTTCTATCAAATAATTTAGATTTTAAATCATTAATTAATTCAATAGTTTCAGTTCCACTTGCTGGAGCCCATTTAGTGATTTGTCCATCAGTATAAGCCATTGAACCATCGGCAGAGCCTGTAATATCAGCATTTAATTTATTAAAGCCATAAACGTCGATTTGTCTAGAGATTTGAGCCTCTTTTAATTCGATTTGTCCCTCGATTGCTCTTTCGATACCGCTACCCATTACTATTGGGCTTACTCTAAATGAATAGTCCATAGGTAATTCAGTTAAGTCAACTTTTACTGAATTGTAAGTAGCAAGTTCGTTTGTAATTCCTCCTTGTGCGATTTCTACATTATTTCTTACATTTAATGCAGTGTCTAATTGCTTAACAATCTCAATAATTGGAGTGCCAGTTCTTCCAACTTCAAACCATCTTCTGTCTAGCATTTTATAGAATTGAGAATTGTAAAGTAAATTAGCATAAGTTCTTTTCATTAAACCTTGTAGGTCTAAATTTACTCCTGTAAAATTCATAATTTCTTCCTCCTTTTCTTTCCTCTATATTTAACTAAAATTATTTAGTTACAGGTATCATTAAATCTTTAATACTAGTACCTCTTGTTATCTTTATATCTTTACCAGTATTAGCATTATTTCCATTTACTCCACCCTCATTAGGTGCTTGTGTAAATGGTATGTTGTTTTTCTTTTCTGTTTCTGGAAAATATGTATTTTTAAATCTAGTTACTATTCCCTCAATTGCTTTATCATCATCTTTTTCATCAGCATAAAGGCTGTTTCTTAACTTAACTACTTCATCAAAATTTTCTTCTTTAAATCCTTTTTTAACAAGTTTGTTTTCTAGACTTAATCTAGTCATCTTGTCATTTGTTTCACTTAAAGTTTTAACAGTATTGTTGTAATTAGTTTCTAGACTTGTATAGTCTCCTTGAAGTTTAGTATAATCTTCTTTTTTTACATAACCACTATAATCAGCCTTAGGAATATCACTATTCTTTGTATAGCCTTTATAAAGGTCTTTTTCCATAGCAGAAACATCTAGGTCATCATTACTTATAGTAATCTCTTTGTTTTTTAGATATTTAGTAATATCAAAATTCATATTTATCATTCTCCTTTTTTTAGAAGTGATAAAAGTGTGTCGCGACTGCTAATCTTTTATAGACTTAATAGCAGTTGGTCTATTTATTTAATTCTTTTATAGTAGCATTTATCTTTTTTATTTTAGCATTTGTTTTATCCACCTCACTTCCATTCCCTAAATTTTCATATATCTTTTTATCATTTTTTAATTTAGTTCTTTTTAGTTGTAGGGCTTGTATCTTTTGCTTTTTTTCATAATCTTCTTGCCACTTATCAGAATTATAATCATTCTCTTGTATTTGGTCTTTATCCCAATATATAGTCCATTGGTGTCTACAATTAGGATGACCTACACCACCAGCAATTGCTTCTTCTTGTGGATAATATCTAACTCCATCAGAAGTATATCCACTCCTTCCATCTTTACTATATACCTTACCTTGATAAGGCATACACAAAGGGCAAGCAAATGTATGGGCTGGTAAATATAAAAGTTCTTTCTCTAATAAATTAGCATCGTACATCGTTCTATTCCATCCTGCATGATTGAGATTAGTATTATATAGCATTGAATTATAATCTGCAACATTGTGCCAACTTCTTACACTTCCATCTTTATTATGATATGGTATGGTGGCTTGCACTTCATCGTATTTAGTTACTAGTTTAGATAAATAACTTTCTCTATCTATATAACTTTTGTTTGCTGTCTTTCTTCTGCCTTTATAATATTCATCAATGTTATATTTATATTTCTTCTCTACATTTTGGAATACTTTTTCACTTGCTAATTCATATATTTGCTTATATTCAGCATCAGGATTTAATATCTTATTTCCCTCTAAATCTCTAGCCATTATCATATCTTCGAGTTCTTTTATTCTTTCAGCCATATATTTATGGTCTACCTTTTCCCATATTTTTGCAGTTTCTTTTTTGAACTCTGCTAGTGTTTTATTTTTATATAGGTAATCGAAGAATACTCGTTTAGTTTCATACATTAGTTTATAATATTCATTCTTTGAATAGTAAGCACTATCTTCTATAAATAAACTAAATGGGTCTTTCTTCATTATACTTCTCCAAACTTAACTTGTATTTCTTCTTCTTCCTCTTTATTAGCATTGATTAATTCTTCTATTAATTTACTATTTTTACCTACATAGTCATCATCAATTAACTTATTAAGTATAGGGGTTATTATCTTAGCCTTTACACTATATGGAACACTGCCAACACTTTGAATTCTATTTAATACTTGAAGTTTCTTCATATCATTGAATTTTTCATTTGCTCCATAGTCCCAATTTAACTCGGTAGGTATTAGATTAACTTTTATGTTGTTTGCTTGCTGAGCCTTAACAACATTTTCAAGTAGATGATTTATTTGAGGCTCTATTTGTGTCTTTATTGCCTCGATAGTCATATCAGAATTATTCTTACTTAAATCTATGCTATCGACATTCTGATAAGCATCTTTTTCATATCCAAATGTTGCAGGACTTAGTCCAGCCATTTGAATTACTTGATAATCGCAGAATTTAAACGAACTAATATATTCATTAAATCTAATATTACCTTGTAAAAACTCGAATAATTGATGGTCTTTATCTCCAGGTAATAAAGTAAAGTAATCTGCTAATTTACCAACACTTAATGTATCAACTTTATAATGATTACTTGCAGGTTGCCAATTAGTTACTATATCTCCACTTTGATAATGCTGGCTTGTTACTATCTTAGTTTTGGTCTTTTCTATTTCATCAACAAAGGTGTTGAATATTTCCATTTCTTCATTTAAGAATTTTTTACTATCTTTAAAGAAATTCTGACCTATATCTATATTAATTAGATTTTCATAAGGTAATATGTACTTAGCAATGTATTCATTACCAGTTCTTAGATTAAATGTACCTAAATCAACAGGTATTAATTTGCCACCTTTATCTTCTTTGAATACTTCCATAGTCATATAAGTAATACCATTCTCTAACTTAATATTTCTATGAAGTTCATATATATCTTCTTTAGTAACGAATTCTTGTACGATAGTACCACTTATTACTTTGTCATATTTTTGTACTAAATCGTGTATGTCTGATTTCTTAATACACTCTAAATATATCTTATTATAAAATTTATTTATTAATATAAAACTTTCTTCTTCATATACTGCCAATTCTAGGCTCTCTTTAAGTGTAGGCATTAACCAATTTATTGATAATCCCTCTGTCTGTGTTACTAAATCTGAGCCAAATATTTGATTTACTATATATGTAGCAACCTTTTTACCACTAGGAGCAATTATATAGTCATTTTTCTTGTAAATATTAGGCTTTCCATTAGTTATACCAGGTTGAGTTACTGTTGCCTCTACTCTTATATATGGAGCCTCTAAATAGTTGTATGCTGATTTTAATCTTACTTGATTATTCATTTAATATCAACTCCTTCATATATTAGAGTTTCAATATGAGCCTCTCTTTTCTTTTCATCAGTCAATTTATATTTATAACTTTGAACTACTATTTGCACTTTTCTATCAGTTCCTAGTAAATGTTTCATACCTCTTGTTTTTACTACATAGAATTTACCCATAGGAGCAAAGTCTTTATCTATCTTTCTTTTATCAATACATTGACCATTTAAATATAAATACAAAGTCCATTTCTTATTATTTTCATAATTTAATCTTGATTTTTGCATAAATTCTGCAATTTTGCCGATTAATTTATTAAAAATGGCACTTATTTGCTTTATTAGAGTTCTCATTTTTAACTCCTTTCTATGTGTATAAATAATAAAAAACATATAGTTATCTCTTTAACTATATGCTTCTTATGTTTACGACACACTTTTTCGCACTTTTCTATCTCTTAAATTATAGCATAATTATTTATTATTGTCAACATCTCTTTTATAACTTCTTATATGTATGTAGTGGGTAGGATAGATTTCATATACTTCTATCATCTTACATTTAGGGCAAGGATATTCTATTACCAAAGGAGTTTCTACTTCTATTCCCATCTTCTTTAGATTTTTATAATATTCTTCAATTTCTATTTTAAATAAATATCTTTTTGTAGATTTACATCTAATCTCCACTTTATTCAACTCCTTTTATACCACTGGTGCTCTATCAGTTTCTTTAAACTCTATTATGATATACCTACAATTATGAACCACAATTCTATTGGCAACAAAATTATGCACTTCTTCCACCTCCATATTATAAACATCTTCTTTATTTGGAAGTTTTTTTATTTCTACAGGGGTAGCAATTATAACATTGCTCTCTTTTTGAATATTTGTTAACTTCAAATTTTTCTCCACATTTGATACATTTTTTTTCAATATTATCTACTCCTATTTTTCTTCTATAAGCACTTTTACATTTATTAGAACAAAATTTATTTCTACCATTACAAATTGAATAATAATCTTTTCCACAATTTTCACAAGTAATTTTTTGCGGTTTCATTTTCCCTAGAGAAATTTTATATTGTTCTTTATGGAATTTTTCTGCTTTTTTTGATTTATGCCATTCTATTGCTTTTGGTCTTGCCTTTTCATTAAAGTTCTTTATTTTTTTTGCTTTTTGTTCTTCGGTTAATTCTTTTGAATGTAATATGCTATGTTCTCTTTTTAATATCATTTTAAGGTTGCTTATTTCATTGTTATCTTTGTTGTGGTCTATATGGTGTATATCATAACCTTTTGGTATTTCCCCATTATGCTTTTCCCATATATAAATGTGCAAATATTTTCTTCTATTGCCAATATTGTTAGAAGATAAATAATAATTATCTCTTGTATTTTTCTTAAATTTATAACCATCAACATAAGCATAATCATTTTCATATTTTATCATATAATCATCTCCTAGTTAATTATACAATAAATATCTAATCGTGTCAATTGCAAATGATTTTATCTTTCTCAGTTAATTCTCCTAATTTCTTATAGCCCTTTGTAGTTAATATAAGATGGTCATATGTACCTTTTAATTCATAACCATTTGATAATTTTAATTTATATATGTCTTGTTTTCTTTTTGTAAGCCTTACATCTTTAAAATTTTTATATATAAATTTATTACCATCAAAGCATTTAACATTTCCACTTTTTCCAACTAAATCAATTATTTTGAAATTACCTCTATCTGTTGCAATAATAGTATCTCCTGTTAAGCAAGCATCTATATGGTCATCAAACTCTTTTACATAGGTCTCTTTACCACTTTTAGCACTTGCTTTTAAATCATATCTATAACTTTCTAATTCAAGCAATCCATCATCTTTACCACTATAAACCAATTCGCCATTGTCTGTTATATGCTTAATTGCTTTTTGTTTATATATAAGCAAATATTCCTTATAAAACAAAGATTGCATATATTGAACTCCTTCAACTACATTATCCATACTTTTATTGATTAATGTATGTGGTATATTATCAGCAATTAACCTATTATGGAAATGAGCAGCAGCACTATCTAATACCATAGTGGTTATAGGCACCTGTCCATACTCGCTTTTTAGATACAATAAGAATAATCTTAATTGCTTGCTAAAATATTCAGTTGTAGGGTTATCTTGCTCCTCTTCAGCATTGTGGTAATAATACTCTAGCCTTATTAATACCCATTTCTTATTTACTTTATCATAAGCAAGAGCAATAGGTACGAAGGCTGTCGCATGGACTGAGCCATAGTCTATTCCTATCCCTATTTCTCTAAAAGCATAATTATCAAGATTATCTATAGTATTTATAGTATTGAATACTCTACCAGTAGCAAGTATCCATTTGTTAAATATCTTTTGCTCTCTTAGGTTTCCAGGGGGGAACATTTCTAATACCTTTCGCATTGCTTCTTCTGTTTTTATCTTAGGATTATCATAAGGAAAGAAAGAATAATGCTTAGCATAAGGCTTCTTATCTATGTAGTCAATCTTATATGGATGATTTTCACCACCCTCAACATTGAACGAATGTATAGTCTTTAAATAAGGATGGTCTGCATAAGATACTTGTCTACCAGGGAATTCATTAAATGGCTCTCTTAAATTATCTTGTGAGTATATTCTAGCACTTTCATCTATCCACTCAAATATCAAAGGCTTACCTAATATCTTGTTGAATGCAAGTACATTATTAAAACCAAAGAAATAATATCTGATATTGTATATTTCCAGATATTTTTCATCAGTCTGCCACCTTAATATATAATCTCTTCCTTTTTTTAACTTCATATCATCTAGAAATTTTTTTAAAGGCTCTAAGATGTTACCTTTTAATGTCTCTAAACTCCAGCCAGTTATAGAGCCAAAATAAGTTTCATTTGGATTATAATTATACAAGGCTTGTGCATATAAGATGCACCCTAAACATATATCAAAGGTCTTGCCACTTTGTGTACTTCCTAATACATATATTTCAGTTAGATTAGGGCTAATTATATCATTTAGTAGTTGACTTTGCTTTTTTGATAGTGTTAGATTTAGACTTGTTTCCATTTTCCAACTCCCTATCTATTTCTTCAATTCTCTGAGTAGTCTTTCCTTGACACTCATTGCTTTCTATATCTTTAATGATTAATTCTTTCTTTTCTAATTTTAGTTTCTCTTCGTTAGATACAATCAAGCCATTGCTATCTTTGATTAAGTATCTATCTTCTCTTAATTTAATAAACTCCATATTTACCTCCTATTTAAGTCTAAATACTTGTCCATTATCAGAATACATACCATAGCCATTGCCTAAGTCTTTGTATACTCTTCCATTGTGTAATTTGATTTTACTTTCTGCTGTTTTTGGAATAGTAGAGCCAACCTTAACAAATTTAGTAGGTATTTCTGTTTTTTCTTCTTGAACTTGTGAATTAACTGGCTTGTTATCTAAACTAATAACATCAACCTTTTTCTTTCCAGTGTTACTCTTTTTTGCCATTTCTGACACCTCCTTCTTCTTTCCAGTGTTATTAAACACTACACTAATAATATGTCTAGTTTTCTAAAGTAGTTAGCCTGTTAGAAATATAGTGCCTCATTGGCGAACCTAACCTACACTTGCATATTATCAGTGTACTGCTTAATAGCAGTACTCATGAAAACGGTTAAAAGGTACTCACAAATGAACCAAGTCCTATTTTGCCAACATTTATAAGCACCATAGAATAGATGTGTGAATGGCTTTTAACCATTTCCCCTCTGCAAAGGCTAGGACATGCTTATCACTTACACCACTTCATATCTATTCTATGCTACCTACAAAATAGATAGCACTTTAATAAAATTAGGATATGATAGTACTTATAAATATATACTGACACCCTAAACCATAGTCAGGCATCGGTTCTTTAAGTCTTTTATACTTATAAGTACTATACTAATGATATAACTAGTCGTTTATAAGCGATTAAGTCCTCCTAATTAAATTAGCGGGCATACATCATCAGTATACTACCTATAAGGGTAGTACTATAATTCATCTATTGTTAAATTATATTTATATTCAAATAATTTCTTCTTTAATTTATAAACATCTGTTCTAACTCCTTTGGTATCTTCTACTACCCATTTATTATCAATATAATCGTAATAGTAAAAGTCTGCTATGTAGTAAATAGGTCTTATCTTTTTACCTTTAGCATTTGTATATCCCTCTTGAAGTAAGAACTTTGGTTGTAGTTCTAATTCTTTTATTATTCCTGCTCTTTCTAGTTGTTTTAAAGTGATATATCTTCGCATTTCTTTTTTACTTGAAAATCTTATATCTTTATAGATAACTTTAGTATTATGGTATTTTAAATATGTTCCTATCGGTTTATATTTACTACTTGCCATTTTCATTTACACCATTTATTTTTATAATACATTTTCTATTATTCTTTATTATCATATAACACACTCTCCAAATTACTATTATCTACTACTTCCATTTTAATAGTAGGCATTACTCTCATTTCGCCTGTTGTTTCTACTTTATCAGTCTGTCCTAGATATTGCTTACCTAAAAATATAGCCATTGTGGGATTTTTTTCTGCTAATTTCCATTGAGTTCTACGAAGTGATATTTGACCTTTGCCTCTTTTTATCTTGAATACTTCCGAAAATGTAGTCCCATAAGTTTTCTTACACCAACTATTTAAAGTATCATCTTCAACATCAAAGAAATCACATATTTCTAATAAGGTACATTGAAGTCCACATAAATTTTCAAATTGTTTCTTATCAATTTTATCCTGTGCTGGCGTATCTCCTTTTACCATAATATCACTTCCTTTTTATTTTAAAATAATCCCCACTCTGCAAACTTTTCAAATCCACCAATTTTATTTATGTAATTTCTTGCTATTTCTACTATTTCTGCATAAGGTTTACCATCAATAGTATTATCTCCAATAGCACAGCATAATTCTACTGCTTTTCCTGTTTCTTGTGCTTTCAAGAAAGCATAGATATTTACTGATACATCGGCTTTAGATAAATCTTTACCGTGAAGTCCTCCTCCAGTAACACTTTGTGCCATGTCTGAACCCAACTTTCTGTTAGTTGCCCCACTATCTACATCAGTTCCGCCTGTCCATTCTCCTAATGGATTTATAATGTATTCTCTATTTGTTAAAGCAAATTGTTTTAATTCTTCAGTTGTTGCATTACTTTGACATATTATAAATTTATCATCAGTTAATATATATTTGCCATCAGTAGAAAACTTATTATAAATATCTCTTGCCATTTTTGATATTAATATTTCGTTGCTTGTTAATGGTACACCTTTAAATATTCCATTATCGCCACATCTTATTTCTTTACTTTGATTTTCTGCTAGATGTTTATCTTGTTGTTCCATTATTAATCTAGTATGTATGTTACTACTTCCAGTTATTCTTTCAACTATTTTAAATATATCTCTTTCCTCAAATTTAACTGAACTTTCAATTATTATCGTACAATTTCTATGCCCTATAAGCACCTCAACTGCTACTTTAGGATTTTCTTCTTTTGTATAAGCAAGGTCAATTATTGCTCCTGCTATTCTATCTGCCACCTTATCAGGATGACTTGGATTTACTTTTTCTATCATTTTTATTCTCCTTCTTTTATTAATACTGCTTTTTTTCCAGTAAATTCTTCCCATCGTTTTATTATTACATCAACATATTTTGGGTCAAGTTCCATCATATAACATTTTCTATTTAATTGTTCACAAGCAATAAGTGTTGAACCACTACCACCAAATGTATCTAATATATTATCATTTAAAATACCGCCCCACGGTTTCCTACGATTTATATCAACTCTAGAACTATAATTAGCATTATAAGGTGGGTCTGTAAATACCATATCTGCTTTCACACCATTCATTAATTTCGCTACATCTTCTTCACTTGTGCTATCTCCACACATTAATCTATGATTTCCTAATTGATAAATATCTCCTAATTTTGCTTTAGGCTCTTCTGGTAGTTCTACTTCAAAATCATCTTCTACAATTTCTTGTTCTTCTTCGACTTGAAATATGTCATCTAATTCATCAATATTAAATCCTGTTAATTCTAAATCAAAATCCAACTCTTTTAAATTTTCTAATTCTATTTTTAAAAGTTCATCATCCCATCCAGCGTTAAGAGCCATTTTATTATCTGCTATGATATAGGCTTTCTTTTGTGCTTCGGTAAGTCCTGATAATACTATGCAAGGCACTTCTTCCATTTTTAACTTTTTGCTTGCTAATAATCTTCCATGTCCTGCAATGATATTATCTTTTTCATCTATTAATAGTGGATTAGTAAAGCCAAACTCATTTATACTTGCGACTATTTGATTTACTTGTTCTTCACTATGAGTTCTTGAGTTGTTTATGTATGGTATTAAATCATTTACCTTTTTATATACTATTTTCATGATTACTCCTTATTAAGTTTTTTTGCTAATTCATAATTATTTTCATATAATTCAGTTAATTCTTTTTGTAATTTAATTATTTTTTCTTCTAAATAATCAATTTTTTGAGTATAATATTGTTCTCTTTTAATAAAGCACTCATTTCTATATTTATTATTATTTATTATTTTATTTGACTGTTTTATTTCTTCTTTTAATTTTTTATTTTCTTTAAAAATGTTAATCATTATTTCAACTCTGCCATTACTAAATATTTATTATTGATTTCTTCTACATAAGATAAGGCTTTTTCTTTGTTATTATATGCTTTAGTTAAACCTAAACCATTTTTAACTACCCATACTTGGCTTACTTCTACTTTGGCATCTATGATAGTACCTTTATCTTTTTCATTTTTAGTCTTAGTATATTTATCTACAGGTTTAGTAATTGTAATTTTATTATATTCAACATCTTTATCAATTATCATTTCAAATAATGCTTTCTTATAACTTATTTCATCTAATTCCATATATTCTACATTGCATAATAATTGTCCAGTAGGTATTAACATATAATTTCCTTTTTCATCTTCATATTTTGTTATTTCTTTTGTTACCTTTGTTATATTTTTATTAAATTTAATTAAATCTCTTTCCATTTTTATCTTTCTCCTATTCTTTCTATATTTTCTCTCATTTTTAAATATTCTTTACCAATAGGACTTTCAAAATAATTATTACATATGTCTATTGCAAAATTTATGGTTGCATTCATAACATTTTTAACAAGTGAAATAACTTCTTCTGGTTCTGTTTTATTCGCAATACAAATATTTGCTAAATTGTGTTTTTGCTCATCAGTCATTTTTTTCACTATATCAGCATTTGTGATATTAATATGTTTCATTATTTTCCTCCTAATTGACTTGTTTCTTTTAATCTTCCTTTTAAATTATCAAACACTTCTTTTGTAGGTATAAATATTTGAGGTATTTGATTAATTCTTCTTAATTCTCTCCAATATTTTCGCTCTTCTTTATCTTTTATACTCGCTATGTTTATTGTTCTTGATTTTATAATATCATACAAAGGCTCAGTCTTAGGTACACTCCCTAATTTCTTTTTAAATTCAAATAAACCTAATTGCATAAACTCTTTATATGAGATATTTTCATATCTACTACAATAAAAAGCATAGGCTTGGTCTAAGTCCTCTTGATAAGCAAAGCAAAATATTGTTTTATTGCTTGTTTTTTTGCTATAATTATTCTTTATTTCCCTCACTGGGAGTATCATCTAGTCCTTTGTTAATAATCTGTCCTAATTTAGAACTAAATAATTGTAGTTGCATAGGCTGTTCTGCTTCTGGTATGTTATCAATACCCATATCATCAAATAATTCTTTTATGTTCTTACCAAATAATTTTTCTATCATTTCATTTAATATGATAGCCTCTTCTAATTGAATATAAAACTTTTCATATTCTTGATAATTAGTTTCATCATAAGTTATATGACCTTTTCCATCATCTTTTTTGATAATAAGGTCATTTTTTGTTATTCCTTGTTTACTTAATTCTTTATACATATTAAGTCTTGCTGTTGCTACTATTCCTTGTAACTTTTCAGCCATTTCAATTGTTCTTTTGAATTCAATAGATACTTCTTTTTTTTCTTTATTAGTATAAACTAATTTATAAGTATCTAAGTCAATTTTAATAAATTCATATTTCATTTTATCCTCCATTCTAAAAAAGTTAGAAATTATCAAACTCACTAAAGGCAAACCCATAATTTCATAAAAGAATATTTATTGGAGAACAAACATTTTATATCTTTTAAAGGGGTGAATAATATGTTTAAGAAAATAATATTTTTAGTTTTTGCTTGTTCTCCTACTTTTTCACTTCCTATTATAGCATAATTATTTCTTTATTGCAACTAAATTATTACATCTTATACAATATACTTCGTTTTTGCTATTAGTCATAAATAAACTTTTTTTATGACATTTAGGGCATATTTCTTTTGGCTTTCTGCTATATGTCTTGTGTATTTCTTTTAATTTATCTTTTTCTCTTTCTCTTAATATTTTTCTTTCACTATTTTGGCTCATTTTTATTACCTCCATTATATTTTTCTTTGCATTCTTTTATAAACTTTTTTATTATTCTACTCACTTGGGCTTGTGTAATATTTGTTTTTTTTGATATTTGGATTTGAGTTAATTCTTTATAGCCTAATAAGCCATAAGTAGAACATATAATAAATTTATCTCTTTCACTTAATTTGAATATTTCTTTATAAATTAATTCTAATCTTTCTTTTTTTATAATGTTATCTTCTATATTTTCTTTTGAAGGAATTATATCTAATAAATATAATTCTTTACCATTATCATTTATTTGTGTATAAATTGATATGTCTTGTATCCCATTTCCTCTTTTTTGCATAGATTGTTTTCTTTTATAAGCAAGTATTTCATTAGTTATGCATGATGTTAAATATGTTGATGCTTTATAGCCTTTATCTCCACTGTAAGTATTAGCACCTTTAACTAATCCTATCATTCCTATGTCATAATATTCATCAAGTTGATTATATAAATTATATCTTTTTAACACCATATATATTAAATTTATATTATCTAATATTAACTTTTCTTTCGTTAACATTTTAATTCCTCGTCTATTTCTCTTATCTGTTTAGCAAAATATTCAGTATAAAATTTATCTTTAAATTGTTTGGCAAGTTTATATCTTTCTAAAAAAGATTGTCTTATCTTTAATAGTTTTCTTCTTCTATGTGGTTCCATTATTTCTTTCCTTCTTTAACTAAATCATTGTACTCATCATTAATTACTGCTTTGAAATAATGGTCGCAATATGTGCTATCAAATTCATCAGTACAATGTGCTATAAACAAATCTTTATACTTTGCTTCCCATTCTTTAGCACCACAATAAACATAATTGCTTTCTTCATCTTCGTAACCTAAACCACAATTTCCACATCTTGTATGAATATAAATTACATCTTGCCCAACAAACGAATCATATAAAGATGTTTGTTCATCACTATTATTTCCATATTTTTCAACTAATCTCATAAGTTCATATCCCCTGCAACGAGGTATTTCACCATAGTTTTTTTCAATATAATTACTTAACTTTTCATCATAAGTATTTTCAAATGCTTTTAAATCCATTATCTTCTTCTTCCTTTCATTTTTTCTTCTTGATATATCTCTAGCACCCACTTCAAGTTAAGCAATGCACTCTTTACTGCTTCACTTGCTGGTAAACTTAATAAATAATTTATTTTTAATTCTATCTTTTCTTCAAAGGTTAATCCTTCGTAATTTATGTTTATATCTTTCATAATTCCTCCTATTTTTCTGGCATTTGATATACAAAAGTAGATAATTCTTTTAATTCATAAGTTGCACCTTCTCTAATAATAGTATCTTCAAATGAACCAATAATTTTTCCACTGTCTTTAATGATTAACCGTGGCTTTAATATATTTTGTATTTCATCTAATACCTCTAATGCTCTTTCTTTTGTTTCATATTCTGCCAACTTATGATTATGTCCTGATAGGGTTAATCCTAACTTCTTATGATTTTCATAAAAAGGAACTTCCATCCATATTTGATTATCCATTATCCATAAAGAATTAACTTTAACTAAATCTTTTTTATCTTGACTACGCACCCAAAGTTCCATTATTCCATCTCCTTTGCACTAAATTTGAACAATCTGCATAAGGAACTTTTAAAACTTCATGCATATGTTTTGTTTGTTCTTTATGAGTTGCCCATTCTAAATTTGAAACTTTATTATTTAATTTATTTCCATCTTTATGATTAACGGTTTTTTTATTTAAAGGATTATTAATAAATGTCAAAGCAATAAGTCTGTTTACTCTATATGTTTTTGCAATACCATTTTTTGATAATCTCACTTGATAATATCCACTATGATTTTTATTAAATTTTAATATTTTGCCTTTTTGTATATATAAATTAGTTCCATTTTTTCTAACATGGTCTAAACTTCTAATTCTACCTAAATTACTGGCTTGATATAATCTTTCATAATTAGGAATGTCTTTCCATAATTCCATTATTTTTCCTCCTTATTCAACATAATCATCATAAATTTTTACAACACAATCTATTTTTTCATCTTTTTCTTTGTAAAGATTAATAGTAGTTTTGTCTGTATCAATAATCAATGAATGATAAATTTTTAATAATTCTTCAAGAGTGTTTATTTCTTTGACTTCTCTATAATCCCAATCACTTGCTTTTGTTATTACTACTTTCATTACTTTTCTCCTTTTAATTTATTCCAATTATCTTCTAATTTTCTGTACACTTCTTCTCTTGCACTTATTTGTATTCTTAGTTGCTGATTTTCTTGTTGTAAATCTTCTATAAATTTTAATAATATATATATTTCAGCATAAGTAATATCACTATCTCCTATAAATTCATAAGAACCACTTTTTACTAATGAATTATTTTGTAAGATTTTAATAGTTTCTTTTACTTCTTTATTCATTCTGACACCTCTTTTTTTAATATTTCTTCACAATAGTCATTACTTAATAAAATTCTTACACATGTAATTTTAGTTTTTTGTATTCTTTCTAACTTTGCCTTCATTCGCTTTTCTTCTATAAGTAATCTTTTTATTGCTTTCTTGCATGCTTCAAATGCTTGTTGCTCTTCGCTATTCATCATTCCGCTCCTTTATCATCATAATTAATCCAATAATTACTCCTATACCAATAACCCCCAATATAATTAATGGTATATATAATATAAGCATTTAATCCTCCTTATTCCAACCTAATTCTTCTACTTGCTTATTTATTGCTTGTAGTTCTTTGACACTAATTTCTGCATCTCTACTAGGTGAAAAAGGACTATCACTAATTCGATAACTATTAATAGTCTTATCAACCAAATTAAACTCTATATAACATATTTCAGTTATAACGAATTTAATTGAATACAATATAGTATCTTCACTTTTTTCTTGTTTATATCCTAATTTTTCAAACATCTCTTTAGCAGTCATTACTTTTCCTCCTTACCACTTATAAGTTAACATTAGATATAATACATAACTTAATATTGTTGCTAAGATTAATAAATTAATTATTATTAAATATGCTTTTATATCTTCTTGTTTATCTTTTTTAAGTATTCTTAATTGTTCTCTTTCAGTCTTACTTGTAGGGAATTCTTTTTTTAATTTCCACATTTGAAATCTGCTTATTTTTTCTGGTTTCATTTTATCCTCCTAAAATCTTTACAAGCCTCTGTATTTTTTGTTATTCTTATTTTTCTATATCTACAATAATATGTAGGTATTGAATTACCTTTTATTTGCCTTTTTTCTAATAATCTGCAATTTTTACATCTATCTTTTATTTCTTTTTTCTCTTCTGATATTATATTCCATTCTCTAAGGATGTTCTTTTTATCATATTTAAGTGTTTTCATTAACTCGGTAATACTTGTTATATTCTCTTTTTTTACTAAATATTCGGCACAATAGGTATGTATCTCATTTCTTAATGAAGTATCTTTGCCATTATCTAATGCTTGATGACATTTAATACATAACATAACACCATTTTCTTTACAACCTTTGCCACCTTGAGCCCTTGATAAGAATATATGTGCTATTTGCAAAGCCCCATTATTTCCACAAAAGATACATCTATTATTATCTCTTTTTTTTATATATTTTCTTGTTTCTTTGTCGAATTCACAAAATTTACTTCTAATACTCATTATCTTGCCTCTTCAAAAAAATCTTTTATTTCAGCATTATTATCTATACTTTTTGTTATAGCATATGCAGTGGTTTTTTTGCATAGTGTTGCTTGATTATATATACTATTCATGTACTGCCTAGTAATTCCGACTTCTTCTGCTATTTTTGCTTGATTTAATTTTATTTTATCAAATTTTTCTTTTTTAAATCTATACATCTTCTTCTTCCTCCAAATATTCTTTTACTAATTTTATTGCCATTTCTTCATTTACTGGCAATTTATAAAACTTTCTTTTTTCTTCCCTTAAATGTGTACCACTTACAAATGATAAAGGTATATGATAAGTTTGCTCGTAGGCTATCTTGTAAAGATTAGTTTGATATGCTAAGTACTCTCGATCGAACGTTGCTGTTCTTTTAAAGTCATTTACTCCTCTTTCCCCGTTTATTTCTATTATTTGGTCTAATCTACCTATTGCTACTGGTATATTATCAATAAATAATATAACTGGTATCTCTGAGGCTATTACTTGCCATTTATAATTTTTCTTTAAGAATATGTAATTTTGAAGTTCTCTATTATTAAGGTCATTTATACCATCTTCTTCATAATCTTGAATTGCTTGGTGCATATTCGTACCTTTTTCACTTGCTAATTCAAGTATTCTTTCATCTACACCTTGATACTTATTTCCGAATTTCTTTTTTAATATTGTTGTTATAGAGGGAAGAATAATTCCATTGCATATATAAAGATGACTATCTTCCCAATATTCTATAACATAATTACCTATAGTCCAAGTTTTCATTATTTTATCTTGATTACTAATGAACTTTTAACTGGTGTAAATTCTACATAAGTATCATATAAATCAGGTAAATCTTTTGTTCTAAATGTTTCTTTCTCAGTCGGTGCTTTGTAAGTAATACTAATATTTTCATCTGATATTTTTATAATGCCTTTATCTTCCATTTCTTTTAATAAAGTTTCTCTTATTGCATCTTCTTTTCTTTTTAATTCTTTTTTTTCTTCATCTATCATTCTTAATTCTGACGTAATTATATCTGCTAATTGATAGTTATCTTCTTTTTTTACTATTAAATTATATAAATCTACTTTTTTCACTTCGTTTTCTTGCATAATAATTATTCCTCATCTTTCTTTTTAAATAATTTACTTAATATTTCACTTGCTTTATTAATAGACATATCTTCTAACTTATCAAGGTTATTTACTTCTAATAATTTTGTTAAGTTTTCGCCTTGATAATATTTTTGTATAAGTTCCATTTGTTTAGGACTTATCTTTGCATTGCCAACTTGTTTAGTGGCTTTCTTGTAGCCATTTTCGGGGCTTGCCTCTTTGTCAGGGTCATCTCCAGTACTTAATTTATATGCTTTCATAAGTGCATATTTATCAGCATATGTCATTGCCTTTCCTGGTGCTTTGTCGCCTGTATCTAAGCCATCTCCATAAACTATTGTTTCAATAAACTCACTAGGATTATCAATATTAACAAATCTATAAGTAGTTTCTATTCTCATAAATAATGTATTAGTTTTAGTTATGTTTCCATTATATTCACTTTCTTTTATTAAAGTATCTCTATCAATTACTTCTCTTTTTACTGGATAACTATAAACTCTATACTTCTTTTCTATAGGTTTTACTCCATCTAATACATCTCTTTCTGATACTGCTTTATAACTATTTGTTTTGCTTATAGACACAACCAATCCTTTTTCTATAACCCCTATTTCTTCTGTTATTAATGACATCTTTTCATAGATGTTCATTTCTTTAATTTCTTCTTCTTTCATTTTCTTTGTTCTCCTTTCATTTTCTTCTTAATTATACACCTTATTTTAATTTTTGTCAACTATGTTTTATATTTTTATTTAAAATCTTTTAATAATTCTTCCATTTCATTATTTTCATTAGTTTCTACTTCTTCTTTTTTTATATCATCATCAAACCATTCAGGCTTATGTTCTATTTTTTTGCTTATTTTTTTATCTCTATGTCTTTTAGTTTCTTCTTGTGCTTGGCTTACACTTTTAATTCCTAATTTTTGCCAATTATAAATTATAGTATCTATATAATTAATAGTATAAGCACCATTTAATATAGAAACTTTAACTGCATATCTAGTAAGTTCATTATCTTCCCATTCTTTTACTTTTTCAATTTCGGTAGATGATAAAGTTCTTCCTAATTCTTTTTGTAAGAAGTCATTTCTGGTGGCGGCCTTCGCTTTCAACAGCGACGCGGCAACTGATC